TAGCCGTCGCGTCGGCGCGGGTAGACCCTGCCGCAGCGGGCTTGGCGACATCGACGGCTAAGCTGGTGATTCCAGACGTAGACGCCGCAGAGATTGTGCCTCCACTGATCGTCGCACCCGTGATGGTCGTGCCAGCAACGAGTTCGGGATCAGAGAAGGCAACACCGACAGATTTAGTGTTAGGCATTGCCTTCTCCTGTGATTACGCGATGCGATACAGCGCCCAAGTGCTCGAACCCGTCTTGCGGGCGCGGAACATCTGAGCGGTGCCGGCCGTAGCAACAACCGTCATCAGACCAACCAGCGTCCAGCCGGTGTTAGTCGTCAGGGTGATGACGCCCGAACCCGAGCCATCGACGTTGATGACCGAGAAGTCGAAGCTGTCGCCGACATTCGCCGATGGGATACCAGCTTCAAGCGTAGCGACCGTCGGAAGCTGGTAGGACGCCGCCGAGCTGCCCGGCGAGCCAAGCAGAATGCCGTTAAGCACCTGCGAAGCCGTCAGAGTAGCCGAGGCCGTCGCCGTCGCCGGAACGGCTACAGCGTTCATGGCCGGCTCATTAAGATTGCCAGCCGTATACTGATAGCCGCCGGTGCCCGACGGAAACGCCGGATTGGGGCCAAACGATTCGAGCGGATAAGAAGCGCCCTGAGTAGTGATAGCCATGATTCAATGCTCCTTAATTTGAGAGGAAGAAGGGGCCGAAGCCCCTTCTGTTAGCCCCAAAGGCGAACCGCCATCTGCGGACGAATGACGCTGTACCCATACAGAACGTCAATACGGCAGGGCAGTCGGTCGTTGTTGATGTCATACTGACGGACAACGCGGAGCGAGATACCATTGTGAACTTGGCGCGAGGCCATGTCGACGCCCTGCGGAAGCAGGAGATCGGCCGTGGCGAACGCGATGGCGTCCTTGTGGTAGATCATGTTCTGCGGGTACTGCGTCGAAGCAGCGCCGAAGAACGTGACAGCCTTACCGGAGACCGGCAGAGCGTCGACCGTGGCAAGAGCCTGCGAAGCCGAATACATCGCCGGGACAGTGACCGAAGCGGTGGTCGACGCCGTAACGTCAGCCAGAGCAACGAACTGAAACAGCGAGCCGGTCGACTCACGGGTCTGCGGGTTGACGGCATAGCAGTCGGCAATCGTGAACACGTCGCCGGCCTTAATAACCGTCGAGCCAAGGCCCGTCAGGACGATGGTGGTCGCGCCTTCGGTCGTGACCGAGGTGCTGACCGTCACGGTGCCCGTGCGCGAGCCAGTCGTGAACTGCTTGATCGACTGCGACATATTCAGCTCTTCATAGCCGAGAATGCCTTCGCCGAAGATGCCGTTCTTAAACTGCTTCGAAATGGCCGAAACAGGGTTGAACAGGCCCTTCATGCCTTCGATCAGCGACGCGTTAGCGGCCGGGTTGACCGTCGCGTAGCGCGGCGACATGACAGCGGCGTTCTCGTTCAGCTTCTGCTGCGCCTGCAACAGAACGAGCGAGGTGGCCGGGGTCGTGCCGGGTGTGCCGACCGAGTTGCCGATATATTTGAAGCTATTGGCAACGTCAGCGTCGATGCTGGAAGCAAGCTGCGAAATACGCGGCTTCAGCACGCGTTCCGCGAAGTCGTCCAACTGCATCGTCAGTTCAGCAGTCGTGAAGTTGACGCCGATGTGCTTCTGCGACGAAACGGTCAGGGTCGTGTACTGCTCGTTGTCGTCCTGAACCTGAAGCGCAGCGCCGTCCGTGACCAGAGCGCGGTCGGGCAGGCGGATACGCAGGGTCGAGCCGATCTTAGCGCCTTCGACGGCGAAAGAATCGTCATACTGACGGTTGACGGTGCGGGTCAGGACAAGGTTGTTTTCTAATATTTCCAAAGCCTTGCGTGTAATCATGTCAATAGTAAGAAGTGAGTTACTCATCTTGTAGTCCTTTCAAGAAGCTAGGAAGACTGGTGAGGGCAAACGCCGCCGTTTTTATGTTTGCCTATCTGACAGTTCATACAAAGAACTTGATACCCGGTAGGAAAACCATTTTTTCTGAGCCATCCATAGAAAGCTGTCCCGCTTCCTGCGTAAAGCCCTGATTTTCTTTCTTTGGCACCGTCGTTATCTATGTGATCTATAGATAGGAACATAGGCTCTGTCTCTCCGCAACAAGAACATTTATAGCCGCCATAAGCCGCAAATACCTGTTCTTTACACCGAGCGTTAATTCGATTGGTCTTATCCCGTTCCGCTTGCCGCATAGCGGCTACTTCTTCAGGTGTTCCATTCGCTAACTTTCGGTTGCGCCATTCGCGGGCATGTTCACGGGATTTCTCCCGGTTATTTTCCCGCCAATCGCGCATACGCAGATTGACTTTTTCCCGGTTTCGTTCGCGGTATCGCGCTGCCGCTTCTCTGTTACGTTGCCGCTTCAGATCATCAGCAGTTTGATCTTCACTCTCCATTTCTGCCTCCATTTTCGAGTTATCATACTCGACAATGGCGGCTTAGTCTATCGTCTGTTCTGCGCTTCCCACTTCTTGATCTGTCTTTGCCGTTCCGCTTCTATCCAATCCGACGTTGACATTGACTTTAATGACCGAGGGTCAGTCGTATCATAACGCGGGCCTGAGTTTGACCGGGTAGCTGTGACAGGAGCAAGAGGTGCGGGCGCGGTTGAGGTTCTCTTAACCGGCGGATTGTCGGCCAATTTGGCTTCAATCTTTCCGATCTCTTTTGCCTGCAAGACTGGCGGCAAATTAGCTATCCGTTGGGCTTCTTTCGGATTAGACCCAAGGTGATAGATCACTTCGGGGCCAATATCGGAAGCCTGGATAGCTTGGGCCATAATGTCCGTGACGGGAAGGTTAGGATTATACGCGACTTGTTCAAAGTCCTCGTAACGATCCCGCGCTTCTTCTTCGCGGTCTTTATAGCTGTCTAAGATCGCGGCTTGCTGCTTTGCGGCCTCTCGCTGCGCTAGAAGCTGTTGAGCGCGCTGTTCAGCCAATGCTTCCGCATAATGCTGAGCGTTCTCAAAATCATCCGGCGCGGGTGGAGGTGCGGCCGGCTGTTGACGAGCCTGCTGCTCCGCAAGCCGTTGGGCCTGCTCTCTTTCCCATTTGCGCTGTTCTCTTGCAAGGCGCTTGCTGACAATCGCGTCCAACTCTTCTTGAGAGAACGATTTTGTCGGCTGCTGTTCCTCCGGCGTCGCTTCCACAGATTCCGGTGCTGCCGTAGCTTCCGGTTCCGGCGCGGGGCTGATCTCCGCTACAGCCTGTTCATCTTCCATTTTCACCTAGCTTTCCGGCCAGTCGGTTAATCGAAATTACTCTTCTTCGGCTTTGTCGTCAATAAGACCTTTACCGATCTCTTGAATCTTAGCCGCAAGCGGCAGCGCTTCACTAGCGACGGTCAAGCCTCCGGCTTTGGTCGCAATGTCCAGCAACTGCAACAGCTTGTTTAGTTCTTCTACTGTAAACATTACCTTCTCCAAGGTGTTCGCCCGGTGGAGAACTGACGCGGGCCGGGCGAACGTCCTCCCGCGCCAATCTTGTTACGCCTGCCAGGGCAGCGGCGGCGAAACCACGGGCGGATTGATCTGGTTAGCGATCTGCTGATCAAGCGCTGCGACCTGCGCCGCAAGCGTTTCAGGGCCGAACGCCTCTTCAAGCCAGCCGATAACCTGCGCTTCCGTCAAATCGGCATAGGGCGTGAACGGCGCTTCGGCGTCGAGCGTCACAGCCTGTGAACCGTATATATCCGCGTTATAGGTGCCGTCAGTCGCCTGACGCCGCCAGTGGACGGTGAACACAACGTCCGTGTGGCCGTCCTGTTGCGGGTATGCGTCAAGCTGTGAGATTACCCATGTGTATGTGTTAGCCATGGTAGTTCCTTATGCGTTTGCGATAGTCGTAACGGTTCCAGAAGAACCACGGTATTTCAGCGCGCCGCCTTCTACGTAGAGGTAACCTCCACCGCTAAAGTTAGCCGCAGGAACAGACGTAGAGTTTTTGATGCCTATATTTCCGCTGGCGTCAATCCTAGCGCGCTCGGCTGAATCGGTGGTGAACACTATTGGGTACGCACCAGATGAGTATAAAACTCTTCCGTATGCACCGGCAGAAAAACCAGAGCCTGTAGAATTATCTATACCAAAGTAAAAATCACCGCTTGTATTTTTGGCTTGAAATACTGAATAGTTTGTTGTGCCGTTTAATTGAACTCTACAAGTCGAAGCGCCTGTGTTAGATAAAGTTAATACGCCAGCGCTACTAGTCGTCCCAACCAGCAGATCACCCGATGCTGTCAGCGTCATCGCCTGCGTGAAGCTGATGGCATTGCCTGCGGTGCCGGAGGGTGCTGTATGCCAAGTGTGAATGCCGTCATTTTGCTGATAGTATGACGCCGGTTTACTAGAAACGTCGTATTTATAGCCGCCATCAAAATAGGCGTTGCTTAACACAAAGATGTTTCCGCTTGTTGTCGCACTCCAAACGCTACTACCCGTAAATCCAACACTAAACGCTTTTCCTGTAGACCATGTTCTCGGCGTAACACCCAGTCCTAAATTTCCTGCGGCGTCTAGGCGCATTAACTCGTTAGCGGAAAATGAACCGTTTAGGTTTGATTGTCCAAAGGTAAGCGCGTTACTTGGATTACCAATATAGAAAT